CAATTATTAATGAATGAAGTCTTACAGAAGGTAAGCAATGCGAAAACAAAAGCTCAGAAGATAAAACTTCTGCGTGAACTAAACTCTCCAGCATTGAGGTCAATTCTTATTGCTAATTTTGATGAGAGTGTGATTTCTATGCTCCCAGAAGGTGATGTTCCGTACAAACCAAACGATGCACCAGAGGAAACAGAGCACACGAAACTCATTCAAGAGTATCGTAAACTCTATCTGTTCTTTAAAGGTGGTGCTAACATAAGTCAAGCAAGAAGAGAGACTCTCTTTATTCAATTGCTTGAGGGACTGCACGCAAAAGAGGCAGAGGTTCTAACTCTTATTAAAGATAAGAAGATAGGCAAACGCTGGAAGATTACAAGACAGTGTGTTGAAGAAGCATTTCCTGAAATCTCTTGGGGTAATAGAAGTTGAAAATTATTCATGAAAAATGTGATCCTAAACTAGCACAGGATAAGAAACTACCTTACACTGCATACCTAATACAATATGAGGTGGAGGGTAAGGTAGAACATGATATTGCTATGGGTGATAGTCAAGTAGAATTATTTGACCATTACTATGATAACTATAAGAAAGGGTTTAAATGGTTGAAGCAGAGTGAAGGTAGACAGAAACCTAACATGTGGAATGATGCTCCTCCAGCACCTAAGAGAAAGAAAAGAAAGAAACCATCATCAGAGGAACAAAAGTAATGGATATCGATTCAGATCCAAGAGGTCATTGGTGCATATTTTATTGCAAGAATGGTGATCAAACTAATTGGAAGGTAATGAGAAGACAGAATAGTGATGGTGTTCTTGTATCTGCATCGACATATGATGAAGTGTTTAAGTTTGTGAAGTATAAAACTGCATTTGATTTCGCTAGGTCATTAGTCTTCCCTGATGGAACCTATGATGCTACTGTTAAGAGAGTTAATAAGGGAAGAGAGACTTCTTTTTATTTGGCAGGATGTTAAGCACAGCATATAGATTAGAATTAACTGACATCTGTTGTAGAATGATCACAACTGATGGCGTACCAGTGAGTCTGGATGAAAGAATCTGGATGAATAAATTATGTGAGCACAACGCTCATGCTAGGGGCATAGCACACGGACTACTTAAAAAATAATTAAGAATTGTATCAACCAATACAGTTTTACTTGACTATATAATATACCTGTGTTAATATTAACACAATCGTTCAACCTCATAAGAGGTCGCAAGTAAGCCGACACGGAACGGATTCGTTCATCTTCTCACGAAGACGCACATGCCGACTGAAGGAACGGGTTATCCACCCTAACCTGAGGACAAGCCAATGGCACAAGTCACTTACCGTGGTGTCAAGTACGACACCAATGATAAAAGATCCTGTCAGAAGATCAAAACTGATCTTACTTACAGGGGAATCAGTCACTCACAGGAAAAAGAGTACTGTGTAGTTACTGCATAAATCAAAATTCACTTTTTGATTCTATAAATCCAGGAAATTTTTTTCCTGGATTTTTTTGTGGCAAAAGTCCACTAAGTATGGTATAATATTTGAAACGGAAATAATATATGATTGATTTCTTTGGGCCTCGTTGGTACTATCGTGGAACTGTATCTAAAGAAGGACAGTTAGCAATACGATCTACCTTAGGCAATTTTATAAAGGATGATAAGAATTTTAGATCTCCTGAAGGATGGAACTGTGATGTGAAGAGTTCCTATGGTCTTGAATGTAATGATGATGCACCGTTTGAAAGTTTCATGGAGAATACTAGTGATAATATCACTGAGTTTCTTGGTCACTTCAAACCAAAGGTAGCAATTGATTTATTACCACAAGAATTTTGGGTCAATCGCTATAGTAAAGGACAGTTCCAAGAGTTCCATGATCATGCAGTACCTCAAGTTAATCTTGGTATGGTTTATTTCTATCAGTTAGATGATACTAATAAGTCATCCTTTACTTTCTATAATAAAGATCATTCAGATTATAAGAGGTGTGGTTTAGATGATGTATTTAATTTACCATCATCACTTGAAGTAAATCCTACTGTTTCTGAAGGAGATATTATTATATTCCCATCATTCTATCCCCATCTTGTTAAGGCAAACAAGTCAGACACAGAAAGGATTACCATTTCATCCAACCTATTTGCTGTACCTAAATAATTAGAGGAAAATACCTAATGATTGACTCAGTGGAAGAAGTAAAGAACTATTTGAATGGGATGCGGTTAAAAGACCAGATCAAGATAGCAAAGAAGGCACTGAAGGAAGGAGATAAACATCCTACAATGTTCTCAGATGCAGAACTCATCTACATGAAGAGAGCATTAAAGCAAGCAAAATTTGCATTGAAAACTAAAAAAGCACTCAAGAAAAAAGGATTTGGAAAAATACATCATGAACACAGTGAAACTGGTGACAGTAACCCCAGAAGCGGAGAAGCAGATGGGTTACATAGCGAGAGTGAGCAACCCAAAGAATCAGGAGAATCCTAAGGTTGCTGGACTACTTAAGTATTGTATCAAGCATCATCATTGGTCTGTCTTTGAACAGGCTCACATGTCCTTAGAGATAATGACAACTAGAGGTCTTGCTGCACAGATACTAAGACATAGATCGTTTACCTTTCAAGAATTCTCTCAAAGGTATGCTGATGTGAACTGGTTGGAGGCAGGGATTCCTTTACCAGATCTTCGCAGACAAGACGACAAGAATCGACAGAATAGTATAGATGATATACCAGAAGAAACGAAGGAGAACCTCCAAAAAATCATATCCCTCCACTTTAATTCAGCGTTGGATTTATACAATGAACTCATCCGTGAGGGAATTGCGAAGGAGTGTGCGAGATTTGTTCTCCCTTTAGCAACACCTACTAAGATATACATGACTGGTAGTGTACGGTCATGGATTCACTACATAGATTTACGGTCTGCACATGGAACTCAGAAAGAACACATGGAAATTGCTGAGAAGTGTAGAGATATATTTGTAAAAGAATTTCCTATTTGTTCCGAAGCATTGGAGTGGAATTAATGCCAACATACCCTGTAAAAAACAAAGAGACTGGTGAAGAGAAAGAACTTCGCATGTCTATGCAAGAGTACTGTGACTGGAAGGATGCTAATCCTGACTGGGATAAGGACTGGTCTAAAGGAGTCGCTGGTGTAGGTGAAGTAGGTGACTGGCAATCTAAAATGAAGACAACTCATCCAGGATGGGCTGACATCATGAAGAACAAAGTGTTGCCTAAAGCACCAACCAACCGTAGTATCGCAGAGAAATGGGGTTAAATGCCAGTAAAAAAGAAGACAACTAAAGCACCAGGAGCAGGTATGACTGCAAAGCAGAAGAAAAGACGCAAGCCAATTAACAACGCAACCATGTTGCCTGTTGAACCAATCACAGATAATCAAAAGTTATTCTTTGATGCTTGGGCTGATGGTAAAATGATGTATGCTTATGGTGTAGCAGGTACAGGCAAGACATACATTGCTCTCTATAATGCACTCAAGGATGTGTTGGCTGACAACACTCCATATGAAAAGATATATCTAGTTCGTTCTTTGGTTCCTAGTAGGGAGATTGGTTTCTTACCTGGTGACCATGAAGATAAGTCTTATCTCTTTCAGGTTCCATACAAGAAGATGGTTCAGTCCATGTTCATGATGCCAGATGATAATTCATATGAGATGTTGTATGAGAATCTAAAGCAACAGGAAACTATTTCTTTTTGGTCAACTAGTTTCATTCGTGGTACTACATTTGATAATGCTATTGTTATTGTTGATGAGTGCCAGAACTTGAATTTTCATGAGTTAGATAGTATAATAACAAGAGTAGGACAAGATAGTAAGATTTGTTTCTGTGGTGACGCAGCTCAAACTGATCTTATTAAATCACATGAGCGTACTGGTATCCTTGACTTCCAAAGGATCTTGAGTAGAATGTCTGAGTTTTCTCTGGTTGAGTTTGGTATAGACGATATAGTTCGCTCTGGATTAGTTAAATCATATCTTATTAATAAAATCAACTTGAGTTTATGATCTTCAAACATAATGATAAGGTGAAACCAATTGAAATGGTTGCTGAGATGGTAAAGGGTAAGAGATTATACCTTACACCAGATGGCAAGCGTTACCCTTCAGTTACCACAGTAATTAGTAGCAATCCTAAGAAGCAAGCAGGTCTTGCTAGATGGAGAGCACGAGTTGGTAAGGAGAAAGCAGCAAGTATATCTTCTAGTTCTGCTGCTCGTGGTACAAAGTTTCATAGTATCACTGAAGATTATCTCAATAATAAATTGAAAATTGATGACTATAAGGAGTCTCCACTACCTGTAGTCATGTTCCACAGTTCCCAAAAAGTACTGGATCGTATCAGTAATATATACTTACAGGAAGCAGCATTATACTCAGATCATCTTGAGATTGCTGGTCGTGTAGATTGTATTGCTGACTTTGATGGTAAACTATCCATCATAGATTTTAAAACATCTGCTGCCCCTAAAAGAGAGGCATACTTGTATGATTATTTTATACAAGAGACAGCGTATGCTTGTTGCTTACAAGAACTTTATGGTATAACTGTTGAACAACTGGTGACAATCGTTGCTTGTGAAAACGGTGAGACACAGGTGAAAATCAATCCACCCAAGAAAGAATATCTCTTGAAACTGATTGAATACATAGACGATTATCAACAACGAAATGGATAAAAAGCAATTACTTGAGGATAAATTTATGACCGCTGCGAAATTCTCGCAGGAAGTGGAAAAGATTGCATTCGACAATCCAGACATGAACTATATTGATTCGGTTATCCACTTTTGTGAGATGAATGAGATAGAAATAGATAGTGTATCTAAATTGATATCAAAACCATTAAAAGAGAAGTTAAAGTTTGATGCACAACAACTTAACTTCATGAAGAAAACAAGTAGAGCAAAGTTGATGCTAGTATGAGTAAGTTCTTTCAGTCAGAGTTAGTTCGTGGAGACATCCAAGAGATGATGGAACTCCAGCAGTTTTGTTTCCGATCTTCAATGCAGTTCGTTCTTTTAGATGCAGAGAAGAAGGAAGAATATTTTGATGCCCTAGAGAGATTAATAGAAAAGCAGAAGGTATTCTATGCTCGACTTCAGTTGAGTGATGATCCTGAAGCAAAATCTGTTCAAGAGAACATGATGCAGGGTATTGTAATGCTTGGTGCTACTCCTGGAACATCTATCCTGTCCATGTTTGATGAACTGTTGGACAAGATTGATACCATGAGAAAACATATCAGCGATAAGGAACAAAAGGGTTGACAAACGCCCTTAGGTTGTGCTATAAATATAGATGTCGGGTTCGCTACCTGACAAGGGAGTGACTGAATTAAACTTGCTGGCAATGGTCTAGTTAAGGTGATGAGTCAGAGGTGGTGCTCGCTGTTGGTAACAACAGAACTGTCCAACCAGACAGGACTCATGCAACGCAGTAAAAATTTACTTATGTAGAAATGCCCTGTGTTT